GTCGAAGTAACTCAACAGGAGTACGAAAGATTACAACGTATGGGTGCTATCGATACCGAAGCAAGGCAAACACCTGAAATCAAAACAAAGCAGACAAGAAAGGCGAAGTAAATTCTTCGCCTTTTTACAAGGAGTAAGAATGAACACGATATTAGAAAAAGTAAAACTCGCCCTTCGTATAACAACAGATGACTTCGACACCGAACTGACGGACATGATCAACGCTTGTCTTGCTGATTTGGGGATTGCCGGAGTTACCGAAACGGACACAACAAACGCCTTACTGATTCGTGCTATCTGTACCTATTGCAAATACCACTTCGGTGATATTAACGGAGTGGAGATGCTTGAAAGACTAAAGGCATCCTACGATGAGCAAAAGGCACAGATGCAGATGGCTACTGGGTACACCAATTGGCTGAAAGATGAATAAGAGTGATGTTGCATACCTGATTTCCGAATCCTACACCCAGAACGATTATGGAGTGATGGAAAAGGAAGAAGTCAGGAAAAAAGTGTTCGTAAAGGTCACATCAGTCAACGGACAGGAATGGTTTGATGGCGGTAGAAACGGATTGAACCCACAGTATAGATTCACGATGTTTTCCCATGATTACAACGATGAAACTATCATCGAGTTCAATAACAAGCAGTACACCGTTTATCGAACCTATTACAAGACCGTTGATTCGATAGAGTTATACACAGAGTTACGAAAAGGAAATGAGTAGACGGAAGAAGATCAAGCCTGTTGACTTGTCTGCGACCGTTGACCAGATCCTCGCAGAATATGGCGATGAGGTGTTTGATGTTTTGGGCGATGCCATAAAGGAAACGAGTGAAAAAGCGATGGATGAACTTCGGTCGGTGAACAGATTCTCACCGAAGGGGAATCCAAGCGGTGCTTATTCAAAAGGATGGGAATACCAACAGGTACAGACATCCAGATTAAGAACCGAAGCGGTGGTCTACAACGAAAGTCACTATCGTTTGACTCACTTGCTGGAGTCTGGTCATAGCAAATGGCTATGGGGCAGAGAAACCAATGGCAAAGTCCAAGGCTATGAACACATCAAGCCAGTCAATGACATGGCACAGGAGATGGTGGTTGAATTGGTAAAGGAGAAAGTTGAAAGTCTATGACATACAAACAGATTGCACAAATGATCGAATCTATGGGATTGCCTTTCACCTACGATTCTTTCCCAAACAACATCGCACCGACTCCGCCCTATATCGTGTTCAATTATCCCAACAGAAACGATTTCGCTGCGGACAATGTGAACTACTCGCAGATTGAGATCCTAAATCTTGAGTTATACACCGCAACGAAAGACTTCTCTTTAGAAGAGAGCATTGAAGCCGTTCTTGAACAGAATGGCTTTTTTTATGAAAAGAGTGAAGCATACATCCGTAACGAGAACCTTTTTCAAATTACCTATGATATGCAGTTCGTAAAGGAGAACTAATGGCTAATAAAATCAAATACGGCATCTCAAAATGCTACTATGCCAAGATCACGGAAACCAACGGAGCGATCACTTACGGAACGCCTGTGGCTCTGCCCGGTGCAGTAAGTATTTCTCTCGATCAGCAAGGCGAAACCAACACCTTCTATGCCGATAACATCGCATACTATACTTCAAATGCGAACAACGGCTATCAGGGTGACCTTGAGTTGGCTTTGCTGCCTGATTCGTTCAGGACGGACATTCTGGGCGAACAGTTAGACACAACGAGCGGTGCCTACATGGAATACGGCAATGCACCGACAGTTGAGTTCGCTCTTCTGTTCCAGTTTGAAGGCGATGAGAACGCCACAAGACATTGCTTATACAGATGTGTCGCATCAAGACCGTCCGTCAGCGGATCAACCAAGGAAGAGTCCATTGAACCGCAGACTGAAACAGTCACGATCACGGCTATGGCCAGAGAGAGCGATGAGCTTGTAAAGGCACGTTGCCCACATGATGCAACGGCTTATGCAAACTGGTTCACTTCAGTAGTAGAACCGGCATAAAGAAATATGGAGAAAATCATAAGCGTAGGTGGGAAAGATGTTGGCTTCAAAGCCACATCATCGACCACATTAAGGTACAGGGCAAAATTCAACAGAGATCTGTTCAAGGACATTCAGGCATTGATGCCGAAGATGGGGGAGAACGATTTGAGCGTTGCGGAGTTGGACTGCTTTCTGAAGATCGCCTACATCATGGCATGGCAGTTTGACAACACGATCCCAGAAGATCCGTATGACTGGCTTGATCAGTTTGAGATGTTTGACATCTACAAGGTCTTGCCGGAGATCATCGATCTGTGGGGTCTCAATACGCAGCAGTTGGAAAAACCTAAAAAAAAAGTAGAAGCACAGAGCGGTCAATGACAACCGCTCTGTTTCTTTTACGTTGTCTTGAGGTCGGTCTGTCCGTCAAAGACATGGATGAACTGACGGTAGGTATGGTGAACGATATGTTCATCGAAAAAAACAATGATTCATATGAGTGGAAAGAAATCGCTTCGCAAGAAGATATGGATAGATTCTAGGAAGGAGAGCTATGGCAAAGAACCGCATTAAGGGTATAACCATCGAGATCGGTGGCGATACCACAGAACTGGAACGATCCCTGAAGGGTGTCGATAGTTCTCTAAAGACAACACAGTCAACCTTAAAGGATGTAAACAAACTTTTAAAATTAGATCCGACAAACTTCGATCTGTTAAGGCAGAAGGGCGAACTGCTCAAGTCATCCATCGCAGACACGAACCAACGCCTGAAGACATTAAAGGATGCCTACAAGAATCTCAAGGCAGACACGCCTGAAGAGTTAAAGCAGAAACAGGATGCTTTGAAGCGAGAGATCGCAGAAACAGAGCAAAGCCTTAAATCGTTAAAAGATCAGTATCAGCAGTTCGGATCTGTCGCAAGACAGGAATTGAATGTTGCCGGTGAGAAGATGAAAGAGGTCGGTGGCAAGATGACCGCCATCGGTGGACAATTGACCGCAAAGGTCACCGCTCCTTTGGTTGCTGGATTCACACTTGCCACAAATAGTGCGAGTGACTACGAAGAGAACCTCAACAAACTTCAGGTCGCATTCGGTGACTATGCTGATGAGGTAAGAGCATTCACAGACAACGCCCAGATCGACTATGGTCTTTCGATGAAAGATGCGAGTGATTCCGCATCCGCATTTGGTGCCTTGGCAAAAGGTATCGGTTTAAGTGAGGAACAGGCAGCGAGTATGTCTGTCGAACTGACGAAACTGTCCGCAGATTTGGGATCTTACTTCAACACAGATATAGAAACATCTGCCGGAGCGTTGGAAGGGATCTTCACAGGCAATGCCCAATCCTTAAAACAGTTCGGTGTTGTCATGACCGACACCAATCTCAAGGAGTTTGCCGAAGAGTTGGGAATGACCGCCAAACAGTACGCTAATTTGGGATCGGAAGAGAAGACTCTTTTAAGATTCCAGTATGTCATGGCACAGACAACGGATGCCCAAGGGGATTTCGCAAGAACCAATGACGGCATCGCAAACTCTACGAAGTCATTACAGGCCAGTTTCAGCGATCTTTTGACCGTGATAGGCGAACAGTTGATTCCGATCGTTACGCCTGTCATACAGAAGATTACAGAGGTTATATCGAGTTTATCGCAGTTGGATAGCGGTACACTTCAAACGATCGTGCAGATCGGTCTTGTTGTGGCTGCTTTAGGTCCTGTTCTCACTATCCTTGGAACGCTTGTGTCCTCGATCGGTGCAATAACACAAGGCATCGGTTTCCTGTTCTCACCGATGGGTGCGATCGTGGTTGCTATCGGTGCGGTGGTTGCTGCCGGTGTTGCTTTATATCAAAACTGGGACACGATCAAAGCAAAGTGTGTCGAGATATGGGATAAGATCAAAGCCGACTTTGAAGCGGTCAAGACATTCTTCGTTGATGCGATCAACGCCATCGTTGAAAAGTTCAACAGTATTAAGGAATCCATTGCCAATGCATTCAGCTTTGAAGGCATCAAGTCAAGGGTCAGCGGTTTCCTCGGTTCGATCGGTGGCTTGTTCGGTTCTGGCGGTTTCGCATCGAGTGGCTTTGCATCAGGCGGTTTTTCAAGCGGTGGAATGATGTCGAGTTCCATCACGCTGAATAATACATTCTCTATCTCATCGCAGAACGTAACGGAATCAATGGTTCGTTCGTGGGCAGATGTCCTCACCGAACAGATCAACGAGAATCTAGGAAGGATGGTCTAATATGGAAAAATACACAGATCAAACATTCTTCTATAAACAAACGCCAGTAAACTATGACGGCATAGCAAAGTTCACCTCTATTAAGGGGAATACGTTAGTATGGAACCAGTTAGTACAGAATGGCAATTTTGAAAGCACAACAGGATGGAAAGCTGCAAACACAAATTATGGCACAATTTCGGCATCCGGCAACATATTGACATATACGGTAGCCAGTCAGCAGGCAGGTCCTTATAATTACCGTATTCAGCAACAGAACGATGATAATTTGGGAATACCTGTTGGGCATAAAGTACTTGTTGCCATTGACTTTAATCCGTCAGAAGCAAACAATGGAAGTGTTCAGCTTCAATCATCTGTTGGTGCTTTAGATAAAACGGCTATTAGTTTTACTGGTGTAGAAGCAAACAAGTGGACACATTTATCTACAATATACACAATACAGAGTGCATCACAGTATATTGCATTTTACTTAAAATTAGAAAATCCACAAACAGTAGGTGCGACATTTAAGTTTAGGAACTTTATCATCATAGACTTGACCAAGATGTTTGGTAGTGGAAATGAGCCTACCACAGTAGATGAGTTCACCTCATTATTCCCATTACCTTATTATGACTTCAATCAAGGAACTTTAATTCCTTTTAGTGGTAATGGGATAAAGACAGTAGGGAAGAATAAACTGAAAATGCCATCATCCGCAACTCTTAACGGCATAACGTTCAATGTTGGTGCAGATGGACAGAGTCAAATTACAGGTACGGCAACCGCACAGACCGACTTATATCTGTATGGTGCAAGTGGCAGATATGACGATATGGGCATCATGTCAAGTACATATACGTTCTCTTGCCGTAAAGATTCGACTACAACAGGACTTAACTTCTTCCTTGTAGGCCAGCAGGCAGGAACGAGGATAGGTGTAGAACTTAACAATACTTCCTTGTCTCAAACTGTTGCTTTAGATGGAAGCGATAAGTACCGAGTATTTATGAGGGTAGCCAATGGCGCTACGATAAATACAAAAGTTGCACTTCAGTTAGAATTAGGCTCAACCGCTAGGGACTATGAGCCATATATCGAATCCATCACAGACTTGCCTATCTCCAATTACTTCCCAACAGGAATGAAGAGTGCAGGGAATGTCTATGATGAGTTAACAGAGAGCAAGGCTATCACAAGAGTAGGTATGGTGAATCTTGGCGATTTAGATTGGAGTTATAACACAACATATTCATTTTTCTGGACACAGGGTCAATCATACTTACAAGCAAACGAAAACTACATATGTGCAAAATATACGTTTGTCGGTGTAAAGAACGATTCACAGATGGGATCTTCGCCAGATAAAACAGTAGGTATCGGAACAGGTCTAAACATCAAAATTAAAGACTCATCTTATACAGATCCTACTGCTTTCAAAACGGCAATGTCTAATGTCTATCTCTTTTACGAACTGAAAAACTATGTAGAGACGGATGCAGAGGATATTTTCTATAAATTCTATGCAGACGGAACGGAAGAAATACTTCCAGTAAACGGAAGCAGTCCTGAAACATCTCCAATAATCGCAGATATTGAATACTACGATTCAACCGAGGGCGATTCCTTATACAGAAGATTCTGGCTTATCAACGGAGATGGCGAAAGATGGGATTTGACGGATAAAGAGTTCAAATCATTCTTAAACAATCCGACAGGGTTAGGCTTTAGAAAAACAATAGAGGTCACTCGCTACGGAGAGAAAGCCAACAAGAATAATGAAATCTATGACTTCCCACAACCGAGTGGGGAGTTGCTCTTTTACGATACCTACAATTCAACAAGATATGACAAGTACAACAAGTTTATAAGATTCTTAATGAGTCAGCCTATTACGTTGTACTACATGATTCCAGTCTCCTATATTTCAGGCATCGCAAACATCTTTACATTGAACTGCGATGTTACGGAAGTACAGAAGACGGAATCCAAGACAGACCACATCTTGACTTCATCCATCGTGTTCAATGGGTTGGGATTCTATGAGGGCGATGAAATCTCTGTAAACGGAACAACCGACACCTATACGCTAACCAATGAGGGAGACTTCCCTGTTGGGTTTGAGATAACGGTAGAGGGCAGTTTAACCAAGCCGTACATCACTTTATCGCAAGATGGGGAATTGTATGGCGAAGCCAAATTCGTTGGCACACAGGCTTATAATTCGCTCTATTTGAATTCTAACGATGGCGAACAGAACATCATACTGCAACAGGGCGGTTCGGTCATTCCGAATCCGTTAAGTTATCAGGATCTGTCTATTTCCAACGGTTCTATCTATGTAACGTTCGTAAAACTCGCAAAGGGAGTTTCCGAACTGTCGATAGGGGTGGAATCTGGGTCAATCACAAACGTAAATATCAAATACTCACCGAAGTATAGGAGTGTGTAATGTTACCGAACGGATATAAACTGGTTTCGACATTGTGGTCTAACTATGTGAGTTCATCTTCCACAAATGCATACTTTGACACAGGGGTATATCCTTCAAACACATTGAAGATCGATTCTGTCTTTAAGTTTTCAGGTTCTGTCGGAAGTATATATTTCTTCGGTGCAAGAAATTCAAACTCCGACACATCTGCCGGACAGATCGGTTTCGGTGCAAACAGTAGCGGATATCCCCAGATCGCCTACCACAACAAAACGAACACATTGGTGAGTACATCATCGTTGGGTGGATATTACGGAAAAGACGGTGAAGAGCTGACTTACTTCACACCGCAGAGAACCTACTCTGTTGATGGTGGGGAGAGTGTTTTCACAGGCACAAGAACGATGTATATCCTCGCAAGGGACAACGGTGGAAGCGTTCAGTACGGAAGTGCCATCGGCAAAAAGGGTGTCGACAACGTGAAGATCTCCGACAACGGCACAATGATCAAAAACTATGTGCCGGTATTCGATGGTTCTGCCTATGGCCTTTATGATTTGGTGAATGGCGAGTTCATTACTAAATCAGGGGGAACGAATAACTACGTTGATTATGTTTCCTTCAAGGTCACATCAGGTGGAAACGGAAAAGCGGTCATCTTGGATGAGAGAGTCGGTGAAGCTGATGAAATACTCGTTCCATCCGCACCGACACCGAAGTCGAAAGTCAGGATCGCTGCGATGCCTGATGACGGATATGCATTCGACTATTGGGAAAACAACGGAACTGTTGTCTCAAGGAAAAACGATCTGGTCATCGAAGGCGATGAAGCGGAATATGTTGCTCACTTCGTAAAGGTCTCAAGCCTAGAACAGAGCAACGGATTCAGGGCGATGTTCCTTGAATACGGTGGATCTGCGGAAGGAGACACAGACCAGAGATCCAATACTTTCGTATCGGTAAGAAGTGCATCGATCAAAGAAGACATCATGTCCAAAAGCACCTCGACCATCGTGCTTGATTCGATTCCTTCGACAATAAAGACGGATATTCCTGTTGTCATCACGGATGCAATGAACAAACAGATCTTCATCGGTTTCGTTAAAAGCATCCAAGATAAAACCATAACCGTGAGAGAGCCGTTGGCCGTTGTGGACGGTGACTTCGTTCTATCGACTGCGGTCGATTTAAGCCATTCAACGATCTCAAATTATGCCCACAGGGTGGCACAATACTTTGTCAGAGGAATCATGAGCATTTCCAATTCCTATCCGAATCCAGCAGTCAAAAAACTCGCTTCGGATTTCCAAGTTGGATTTGATGAGACGGTTCATTCCGATGCCGATCTAAACTACAACGTGGTAGCACCGGCAATCAAAGACAATTCCGTAGTGAATGCCGAAGACCATCTTCTGTCTCTGGCCAACGAGTTCATGTTCTACTTTGAACCGTCCTATGTCATGGACAGAGAAAACTATGACGGTGCTCAAATTGGCGAGACAGGACAAGCCATCTATCTGTATCTCACAAATCCGTATCTCAAGCAGCCGATCACATTCGGAAACAATAGTGAAGAAATCGTGAACGTGACTATTGATGAAGAGGAAGCGGAAAACACGGTTCTTGAAATATTCGATGCTTCAGGAACACAGAAGGGGATCTACGGCATGAAGGATGATGGAACGATAGCAAAGATGACATACACAAATCAGTTTCCGGCGGATGTCCACGGATTCGTGGCGAACCAGAACTGCAAACTGAAGGTAGTGATGTCGGATGATCCTGTTTCAACATTGAAGAAGCAGTATTTGTCCAATTCGTTCTTCAACCATAAAATCACGTTCGATGTCGATCTTACAAAGGGAACATTCAAGTTCGATGACTTTGAGCTTTGCAGACCTGTGAATTTCTACTATGAAAACAGACTTTACAGATCGATCGTTACTGCGAGGGAATATTCCTTCGACTCCAACGGAAGCAAAGTGAAGAAGATGACAGTCACACTTGGCAAGGTACGGAACAAGCTGACCGCCAAGTTAAATCTGGGCAAACTGAAATGATCCCAAAAGAAAAATGGCTTCAGTACGGCTTACCGAATGCCGAGATAAAAGGGATCGTCATACACAATACCAATAATCAAAAAGCAAGTGCGAAAGACCTTGAGAAGTGGATGAAGACAAACACCACTTCCCAAGGAACGCACTTTTTAGTTGATTACAAGGAAGTGAGACAGGTAATGCCGTTAGACTGGAGCGTATGGAACACGGGGATGGGATATGACTTCGGAAATCTTCATTGCATTTCCATAGAGATCTGTTCCAATCCCAACGATAGTCTTTATCTGCAAGGGCAGTCCAAAGCCATCGACTTGATCGAAAGACTGATGCACGAATTCAACCTCACCAAAAAGGACATCTATTTCCATCGTGACTTTCAGCCAAATATCAACTGCCCTTCGCAGATCCTTAAACTTTACGGAAACAAGAGCAATTTTTTAGCCTTGCTGAAAGGAGAAAAATGAACTGGTCGACAATAATACAGACAATTGAAAAGGCGGTTCAGGAAAACCTTGAAACGATTGTTTTGATGCTGATCGTGGTCGGTTCGCTTAATGCAATCAATATCGTATTAGGAACGATCATCGGAACGGTTCAGGACAAGTTTGATGTGAAGAAGTTCTTCTTCGGAATCCTTAAAGCATTCGTGATCGGATTGTGTATTTTTGCATTCTGCTACACCTTGAATCTGTTCGCTTTAACTTTGCAGTTGACGAAGGACATCACGATTTCAACCGATTTCATTTCCACCGTTGAGGTCTTCACGATCCTCATCGTTTGGGCGATCGATATTGCCAAAGATGTGATCGCAAAGATTAAGTCTATGAAGGAACTGAAATACGTTAAGTATGAGGATGTCCAGATCAACCCAAATAAGGAAGAGGGGATAGGATAATGTGGACACCGAGAACACAAGCCGTCAAACATGGAGAGCAGCCGTTCGCTTGGGGTGTTGAATCGGTCTATCAATGCACATGGTTCTGCTACTATGAAGCCTTATGGCATGGGATGTCCGCTCCTTGCTATTGGGATAGAGCAACGAAGTCAGGATCATACACCAATGCCAAAGAATGGCTGAAGGAATACAGAGAACCGTGGATGCCGATCACAGATCCAAACTACAAGCCAGTCCAAGGTGACATCCTGGTCTATGATGGGGAGTACGGTCATGTCATCTTCATGGAGACCGATCTTCTTACGGCAGAGTACAGAAACGGAGATCCCAATTCGTTTAGAAACGCCAAAATAGGCGATTACAACGGCAAACTGTTGGGTGTGCTTCATTATCCATACCAACCGGTAAACACCGTAGAACGAAACGAAAACGTGAACCAGATCGAAACTACGGATGAATCCTTGAGGATAAGGACAGAGCCGAGTTTAGAGGGCGAAGTTGTCGGTCACGTTCAGCTAGGGTATTACAATGTTTTAGACCAAAAAGAGAACGATGGGTACACTTGGTATGAAATAGCGAAAGACAGATGGTGTGCCAACATTACTGTCAATTACTTGCCGAGCAGCGAGACCGATTTCATCCGGCAGTTGGAGAAGTTCCTGAACGATACCAAAGCCAAAATAAACACGTTAGAAAGCGAGAACAAGCATATGAGAGAAGATTACAAACAGATTAAAAACATCGCAGAAAGGTGGCTTTAAATGAGTCAGGAAACGATCCTAGCCGTCATCGGTGCAGTATTGGGAAGCGGATTGATTCAATTCCTTATCACACGGCATGACAACAACAAGGCGAACCCAATCGAGAAGAAGATCGACAAGATCCTTGAAGAGCAAAAGAAAACGGAGAAGGACAATCTCCGCACCCAGTTACTGGTGATGATGAACATGATGCCAAACAATCATGAAGAGATCATGACTCTGGCAGAGCGTTACTTTAAAGAACTGAAAGGGGATTGGTTCTATTCTTCTCTGTTCTCAAAATGGCTGAAAGACAACAATGTTGAAAAGCCGTTGTGGTTTGAGAAGTAGTAAAATATCAGTGAAGGAGAGTAGTGAGTAGAGACCTATTCTCTTGCCAGTTTGAGCAGAGCCGTTTCCTCTGCTTTTTTATTTTGGAGCTATCGCAAGTGCGACGTCGGCTTGTGATATTCTCCTGTTTTGTGGGATGCTTCGGCATCCCTTTTTTTTGTTATAATAATGATGGTCACCGAACCATTGCATAGTGGTGTAGGCGATATGCACAAGGCAATGTACCGAATCGCATTGCCTTTTTTGTTATAATAGTTATGTCCAAAACTTCACGGTGTTCGTAGGTGAACACAAAAAAAGTAGCGATCCGCATCCGCTACTTTTTTTCTTTCATACAATCTCGTATAAGGCGTTTTATAAAGCCGTTCACGTTCGTTTGTTTTTCAAGGAAGTCCAATATGTCCGCATCGGTTTCCTTGTGTAGAGCGAGGTTTATCCGCCTTATATTTTCCTTTTGATACTTGATGTCATAGTCTTTCTTGCTCATGCTACGTTCCTTTCCTTTTCCAGTAGTGTTTCCCATGTTGGGAACAGATCCTTGGTCTTACGTTTTAACATGACCGCTCTATCGTTTTTCATATACTCATCGTAAACGTACTTTGCGATGCAATGCATCCAGCTTGTGCCGTCTTCGTAATAGACATAATAGAGGTAGTCATCGATCTTTTCGTGTGTCCACCATCTCTCTTCATAGAGAACTTCTTCACGATCTGCGATGATCTTCTTCACCGCATCGAGGTCGGCTGCACTAATGTTGGCGAGGTAGTCAAAAATCTGTTCCTGTGTCATGGTTGTCTCCTTCTTATGGTAAGATAGGAGCGAAGGGGAGTCTCAATTCTCTTCGCTCCGGCATCGGTCATTTGCGAGATGATCGGTGCTTTTTAATTTCTTCTTTTTGTAGCGAGTTTGATAAACTCGATGGCTTCGGTGATGCTCTTGCAAGGGATTGATTCATAGTCTAACGAAGAATAGCAATCATCCAATGTGAGCAAGTATTTGCATCCGTCAATCAGGTCATCCTCTGGGGTGAAATCGTAGATGCGATCCCAATACTTCTTTGGAAGTCTTCTCAATAGTTTCTGCCAGAGATAACCTTTAGGGGTTAACTTGGTGTCTGTGGTTTTGATAAGTTCTAATACATCAGTAGTGAATCTCATGTTGTTTCCTTTCTAGTTATTGAAGATATAACAAGCATCGTTTAAGATCTTGAACTTGATGTTTGACTTCGTTTCATCGAAGTAGCAAGAATGATCGAGAATGTCTTGTGCGATCCATTCAAGGGATTCTTCGCTTAATTCACGATGCTCATCAACGTAAGTAAGCAGATTGGAATATTCGGCATTCGTTCCGTTTGTGTAATACTGTTCACGGATGCAAAGGCTTCTAATCTGGTCGGAATCTGTTCTAACGGTTAAGTTTAAGTTTGTCATGCTTTTGTTCTCCTTTCTAAATCTCTGCATAGGCTTTCATAGTTTCAAGCCTGAATCTGCAATGTTCTGCTCTTGCTCTTACTTTAACGGCATTGACTACTTCGTTCATTGAGCAATCTTCTTTAACTGTGATCTCTGTGTAGAAGTGAATTCCATTGACTTCAATTGCTACGTTTAACTGTTTCATCTTTTTTCTCCTTTTCTTTACATAAATAATTCTACTATGCACATAGTATGAAAGTCAATAAGAAATGTAAATATTTTTTGACATCTTTAATATTGGGGAGTAAGATGAAAATAAAGAAAGGGGTGATGTAATCAACATCAAGGAAATAAGGGAACAATTAAAAGTCTCTTCCGATGAGTTTGCATCAATGATCGGTATCACTCGCCAATCGCTCTGGAATAAGGAACAAGGCATATCTGCTTGGACATTGCCGGAGCTGATACGAATGACCGAGATCATGCAGCAGAACGGCATCGAAGAGCATCTGACAGTTTCCCATAGTGGCGATTTGTATATCGTCTGTATCAAAAAGTTAAGCGAAGAGTAATCTTATTTCGCATAATGTATGTACAAACGAAAAAAATCGCCACCCAAGGGAAGGGTGGCTTTTTATTTATTTACTACATTATAGCATCTGCCATAATAGGAGACCATCACAAAACCCATAAAACAAAATCTCCTTACATTTGACTTAAAAGATTCTTTTCATTAGTAGTGACCTCTCAAATCATACTCGTGGTGGTCTCCTACTAGGGCGGATGCGAGAAAGGGAAAACATGACAACAAGACAAAAGGAACTGATCGCAAGAAACATTTTGATCGTATTAAGCATCATGCTCATGGCGATGTTCGTATCTACATTCATATGGGGTTACTGGTTATGAACGAGATAACCGAGATCCTTGAACAGAATGGAGTCATAACAAAAGAGACCTTCGACAAGATCGAAGAATACAAGACGGCAGTTGAATGGATGGACACGTTCAAATATGTCCTCAAGGCAGCCATGAAAAAATACAACATCAAAAAGTGGGATGCGGATGACTATATCTTCTCGCTCATTCCAGACGGAAAACAGAAGAGAGTCGACACCGAGAAAATCAAAAACACGATGATCTACATCCCCAATGCGGAGACCGGCGAACTGGAAGAAGTGAACGCCTATGAGTTCTTCTGCAAGAACGTATTCGTGAAAGAACACATCACAGTAAGGGAGAAGAAATGAAGAAGGAACTGTTTGAAACATTATACAAAACCAATGTTCAGGACAAGGTTGAGAACAAGAACGGTCTCAATTATCTGTCTTGGGCATGGGCATGGGCAGAGTTCGTGAAGGTATGCCCAACGGCAGAATACGAAGTGAAGATGTTTGACGGTAAGCCGTTCATATACGATGAGAAGCTCGGCTACATGGTGTTCACATCCATCACCGTTGACGGAGACACGAAGGAAATGTGGCTTCCTGTGATGGATCAGTACAACAAAGCCATGATGGATCATCCGTACAAATACATGAGCGGAAAGTTTGAAAGAACGTGCCAAGCAGCCACGATGTTCGACATCAACAAGACCA